CCTCCCTGGACCTGGCCGGCGGCTTCGATTGCATCACGGTCAAGACCGGCGCCTCTAACGTCGCCAACTTGACCAGCGCGACCTACTTCCTCGAATCCCGCTATCCGCAGGCCACCCCGCCCGCGGCTATCACCGACTAATTGACCTTCAAGCCGGGGTTCCCTCCTCACCCACAACAAACGGCTTGAATGCGCGGCGGCCGAGTTGCTCCCGGCCGCCGCGCTGAAAGATAAACATGATTCGAAATCTGATAAACCGATTCATTCAGAAATCCGGCGTTGCAACTCCGGACAAGTGGCTGACGGCCGCGCTGGGCGTCGAAGAGTCATCTGCCGGGATCACCGTCACGGCGGAGGGCGCCCTGGCGAGCTCGACCGTGGCGGCGTGCTGCCGGCTCTTGTCCGAATCCGTCGCTTCCCTGCCTTTGCATCTGTTCAAACGCGAACAGAATGGGAAAGTACGGGCACGCGAAAAACAGCTGTACAAAGTCCTACACGAGCGCCCGAATCCGTTTATGTCGTCCTACACATGGAGGGTCAAAATGATTCTCGACAAGATCCTCCACGGCAACGCGTACAGCATCGTGGATCGCGACCTAAGCGGCGAAGTGGTTGCCCTGTGGCCTCTCTCCCCGGACAGCGTGCAGGTCAAGGCCGAAGGAGGAACTTTGGTCTACGAGGTTCGCATCAAGGGCGAGAAACAGACGTTCCAATTCGGCGACATCCTCCATTTCCGCGGTCCCACCACAGACGGCGTCAAGGGCCGCAGCATCATCAGCATGGCGCGCGAGGGAATCGGCATCGACCTGGCCATCGCCCGCGGCGGCGCGGCTCTGTATCGGAATCAGATGCGGCCGTCGGCTGTATTGCAAACCCCTCACGCTCTGTCCAAAGAACAGCGCGCGCAAATCATCGAGGCGTGGAAGGCATCGAATAGCGGGGCTGACAATTTCGGCAAGATCGCCATTGCGGAGAACGGCACCGAATTAAAGCAGATCGGGCTATCGTCCGAAGATGCCCAGTATGTCCAATCGCGCCAATTTTCGGTTTTTGACGTCTGCCGTTGGTTCCGAATTTCGGCACACATGGTAGGGGACCCGTCGCGAACCTCTTACAATTCTTCCGAGGCGGAATATAACGCATTCCTGACATTCTCCCTGGCGCCCCACCTGCGCGAGATGGAATCGGAAATGAATCTTGTCTTGCTGCCGGAAGATACCGACCTGCTTGTCGAGTTTGACAGCAATGGAATCGCCCGAGGCAGTCAGGTTGACCGATATAACGCCTACGCTCAAGGTCTCGCCGCTGGATTCTTGACTATTGCCGACGTTCGCCAAAGCGAAAATTTGAGTTTTCTCCCCGGCACCGATCAGCTACCCCAGAAAGAGGTACCCCGTGTTGCAGCTTGATACCCCGCTCGAACTGAAAAGCCTGGACGAATCCACCGGAGAATTCGAAGGACTGGCGGCCGTCTACGGCAACGTCGATTCACAGGGCGACCGCATCGAGCCCGGCGCCTTCGCCGCCGACGACGGGCTGGAGGTTCCCATTTTGTGGAACCACAAGTCCGACCCTATCGGCGTCGGCAAGCTGACCAACACCCCGGCCGGCGTCGTCATCAAAGGGCGGCTGCTACTCGATACCGAAGGCGGGCGCGAGGCGTATGCAAGGTTGCGCGCCGGAGCTGCAAAGGGCCTCAGCATCGGGTTCAAGTTGTTGGATGCCGTGGCGGGCGCTGTACGGCGCATTGTGAGCGGCGCTATCAAGGAGGTGTCACTAACCCCTTGGCCGGCCAATCCCAGCGCCATGGTGACGGCCTACAAGTCAGAGCCGAACCCCTACGCCGAACTCACCAAATATCTGTAACGACTTTCGCCGGGGTTGCTCCCCGGCAAGCGGCTAGCCGTCGCCGTGAGTGCGGCTTCTTCATGTTTGCCTCTGACCCCGCCTCGGAAACTGGGCGGGAATTTTTGATTTGTCGCAAGTTGGAACATTTGAAACCACAAGATGTAGGCTGCGGGCACCCCGTAAAGCACTTTGCGCACCCGGCCGTTGTGGTCGAGTGCGCAAGTTGTTGAAGGGATTGATAACGCCGGTTTACATAATGGTGCTTACCGGAACCAGACCATCAAGACGCCGGAGGACGAAATAACCTGATGACATAACGATAGTTCGTGAGTTGTTAGTTGTCAATACAATAATTCGCATCACGTCAATTGTGATAATCTTTAAGCATGATCATTGCCGTTGTGAACCTGAAGGGCGGCGTGGGGAAATCGACTATCGCCGTAAATCTGGCGTGCGAGATTTCAACCCGCCAAAAGGTTGTCACGCTCATAGACGCCGATGACCAAGGGACAGCCACGGCATGGGCGGCGGCCGGCCGTCTGCCAGTGAAGTGCCACGCCATGCCGCTGGAGTCGGCGCGCGAAGTGCAGGGATGGATACGACGTGTTTCGAGCTTGCCCGCCGGCGTCACGGTTATCGATTGCCCGCCACGTATCGCGGCCGCAACGGAAGCGGCTATCGGGCTGGCAGACCTAACCATAGTTCCCATCGGCGCCAGCGGTGCAGACCTGGCCGCGACATCGAGCGCCCTGGCATTAATCGACCGCGCCCGCGCTGCCCGGAAGGACGGCGGGCCGCGGTGCTTGTTGGTTCCGTCGCGTGTGGATCGGCGGACGGCAAGCGGCCGGGAGATCGAGGGCGTACTATCTTCCCTCGGTGAGCCTATCGGACCGACGATTAGCCAGCGGGCCGCGCTGGTGGATGCGTTCAGCGCTGGGCAGTGGATAGGCGAGTACGCTCCTGAATCGCAGGCCCATCAGGATATACGGGATCTGGCCGCGCACGTCATCAAATAACAGAACGTCAAGTGTTGTATTGTTAACTATGGCAAAACGTACCCCACTATCCCCAGCCCTGGCCGCGGCCACCAAGACAAAAGACGGCGGCGAGTCCAACACCGCTATCGTCACCACCGGAATCAGCATCCCGACGTGGGCGCTCAACTTGGTTGCCGACGTGGCGCATAAGCGGAAACGAAACCGCATCCCCGGCGCGGCATCGTCGGTAAGCGCAATCCTACTGGAGTTGATCGAAAAGAACCGAGCCGAGCTGGAAGCCGAGATTCAGTAGGCGCGGCGCGTCGAGATGATGCCCCAAAACAGGAACACGGCGAACAGGGCCGATTCATGCCGTAAAATAAACATCATAAAAAGTAAAGCCCCAACTGGAGCAAACAGTGGGGGCTTGAATTCGAACGAAAGGACGCTCACGCAATGACCATCGATTCGTACACCCGGAGTGTACCCAAGGATATATGCCTCCGTCAACAGGCTTCTGATCCACGGGCGAAAGGCTTCCTCCGCATCGCGCGGACTATCGAAGCCAACTCCCTGAACTGGCAGGTCCGGGTCATAAAAACCATCGGCAGTACTGCCGATTTACGCGAAGCCGTGGAAGCTCTCGAAGCTATCAATAACCGCATCAAGGGGGCCCGATGAGTACGGCGGCGGCGACGCGGCCGCAACCGGATATGCTGCGCGTTGCGCTGGCGTATGCGGCGAAAGGCTGGCCAGTGTTCCCACTCGCTCCCAGGTCCAAAGTGCCGCTCTTATCCAAGGAAGACGGCGGCAACGGAGGCCTCGATGCGACCATTGACGCCGATCAGATTCGCCAGTGGTGGAAGAAGACGCCGGCCGCAAACATTGGTCTCGCCACAGGCCGGGCGTTCTGGGTTGTCGACATCGATCCCGATGGTATGCCGTGGCTGGAGGCGAACGAACTGTCATCCCCGCATGAAGCCGTAACCGGGCGCGGCGGGCGGCATCTGCTGTACCGTATGCCCTCAGGCGCGGTTATCAAGAACAGCGCAGGTAAGATCGCCCCCGGCGTCGATATCCGCGGTATCGGCGGATACATCATGGCGGCGCCGTCAGAAACGGTTATCTGTACGTCATGTGGTGAGACCGTAGACAAGCACCCGGCAGGATGCAAAAAGGCAGGAACGCGGCCGGGACAATACCGATGGATCGACTGTGACGGCGATGTTCCGAACAGTCCATTTATGGAAGCTCCGCCGTGGTTGGTCGATATGGCGATGAAGACCGGCGAGACCAATAAAAAGTTCTCAATGCCGGCCGTAATTCCGCAGGGCCAACGCGACAACGCGCTCTACAAGTTCGCTGCGTCGATGCGGGCGCACTCGTTCGAGGCCGCGGAGATTCGCGCCGCGCTGACGGCCGCCAACGCGCGCTGCGTGCCGCCGCTGCCGGACGCTGACCTTGACCGTATCAGCCGCTCGGTATGCACGAAGCCGCCCGGCAAGTCGGCACGCTTCCAGACAAAAGCCGCTCCCGCTCCCGCACCAGGTCCGGTATTAGTTCCGACTGGTGAGGGGGCGCCAGCGGATACCGCAGGCGTGGTTGAGGATTGGCGCAACCTGCTCATCCGTAAGAAGGCGACGAAGGCGCAACAGGCGGCAGGGGAAACGCCACCGGCATTAGCGAATCTGGTCAACGCTGTTACCGCACTCACGCATGCAAAGGAATGGGCGGGCGTTCTGGCGTTCGATGAGTTTGCATGTCGGATTGTGGCAGCTAGGAAACCACCATTCACTCGCCAGCCGGGACTATGGACCGATCCCGACACGTCTAGGACTACCTGCTGGCTGCAGAAGAACGGCGTCAATGTGAACACCGCTATAGCTGGTGAGGCAGCACAGACGGTAGCGATAGAGCGGCGGTTTCACCCTGTCCGGGAATACCTCAATGGTCTCAAATGGGACGGGCGCCCCCGCATCGCACAATGGGCAAAAACATATTTAGGAGCTGAGAAAGACGTCGAGTGTCTGTTCGCTAAGATGTGGCTTATCTCGGCCGTGGCGCGCATCAAGAGGCCTGGCGAGAAGGTGGATACGGCTATCATCCTGGAGGGCGGGCAAGGTGAGAAAAAGAGTACTGCTCTTGGGAACCTGCTGCCTACTCGCGATTGGTTCGCAGACCGCATGTCAGACATCGGAACCAAGGATTCCCTGCAGGAGTGCAACGGAGTTTGGATCGTTGAAATTGCGGAGTTTGACGCGCATATCAAGGGGCGTGAGGCGGGCAAAGTGAAGGCGTTCATGTCTTCTGCCTCGAACCGCTTCCGGCTTCCGTACGGTCACATGGTGATGGACTTCCCACGGCAGTGCGTCTTCGCTGGCACGACGAACAAGACTAACTACCTGCAGGACGAAACCGGATCGCGGCGGTTCTGGCCGATAGAATGCGGAGTGATTGACGCCGACGGCATCAAGGCGGTACGGGATCAACTGTGGGCCGAAGCTGTCCATGAGTTTGACCGTGGAACCCCGTGGTGGATCGTTGACGACGAGAACGGGAAAGCGGCGCGAAAAGAACAGGAAGCGCGGTATGAGCCCGGCGCCTGGGATGACAGCATAGCAGTATGGCTCACCGAGAACAAAAAGACGGATGTGAGCGTTGCCGAAGTGCTGATTAATTGCCTCGATAAACCTCCGCAAATGTGGCAACAGCGCGACGCTAACGCTGTCGTGAAAGCACTGTCACACCTCAAGTGGAAGCAGTACCGGGTATCCGGAAGTGGTTCGCGGCGTTATAAAGCGCCTCTGTGACAGTAGTTGTGACAGTAGTTGTGACAGTAGTTGTGACAGTAGTTGTGACAGTAGTAAGCCCTTTGTTTTGTTTAATGTGACAGTAGTGACAGTATAAACCGTGTGTGTAGTGAGAAAAAACAGGGCGGTAAAAAACACTATAGGGTTTGAGGATCGCCTTTATAGTGTCACAACTGTCACGTTGTTGAAAATAAAGCAGTTAAGACTGTCACAGCATACTGTCACTACTGTCACAGACTGTCACAGCAAACCACCGGCGAGAAGCCGAAGGAGCAAATCAGATGGACCCATTCAAAGCATTCATGCGTGGCCTGATGGCCGATGCGCGCCTGGGCCGCTACATCCCCGCCCCGACGCAGTACCAGACACCGGAGACGGTGATTCTCTCTCTCGCTATCGCTCTGGCCGATGCCGTCGAGGGTGACGCCCTGCACCCGGCACACCGGACACTACAGGAGCTCGACAACCACGCACCCCGCCCGCTACGGCCGCCCATGGCGCAACGTGGGCCTGTAGGGCTTGTGATGGGGGCGGAGTAGCCGACTGCGGCCGGCGCGCTGTATTCGTACCGGACACCACGCCTACACCACCCGTTGAGCTCCGCTCATCCCGCCCCGAAATCCATAACGGGAAATGATTCGTACCCAACCTGGCGCCTACACCACCTAGGCCCACACGTGCGAGTTTTTCCCAACTTTGAGGTTTTTTGCCGGGGCCGAAAAAACCTGAAAATAGTTCTTGCAATCGATGATGGAATCTATCATCATTGTTGCATACCAGCAAAGTCCTCGACCGAGAGGCGCACGCGGCACGGCCGCCCGAAGGGATCTAACAGGGTCCCAAAGGATCCCCACGACATGACTACCAAAACGATGCAACAGCGGGAAGCTGAGATCACCGACGAACTCGCCAACGCTACAATGAGCGCGCACCTGGTTGCTGCTGCAACCGGCGTACAGCGTGCAACGCTTCAACAGTGGTGCAACGCCGAAGTCGTCGGTTTCACCCAAGTGAAGGCCGGCGGGCGCACGTTCCGGCGCTTCTCCGTGCTGGATGCGTTGACGGTGGCGTTAGTGGAGATCATTAGCCGCATCGGTATCAAGCCGATGGAGGCGAAGGAAATCGTGGAGTTGGCGCGGGAAGGGATCGGTCAACGCATCATCTTCATGGGAGTCGATAATCCCGTCACCTATCGGTTCTTCGCAATATTCCACGGCGGAAATGAATTAGAAGCCATGTTCTTCCATCCCAATGACCCGATTTCACAGTTGGTTCAACCTGGCACGTCGAACGCCGGCGCCTTCATCGTCGTCGATATCGACTCGATGGCAAAAAACACCATTGATAAGCTCGCCAAACAGAAGATGGCGGAGGAGGACTCCGAATAATGCCGCAAACCAAACCCGTCGGAGTGTTCCGAAAAGAACGCGGCCGAATGACCCTGAAATTTACCCTCGAACCCGGCACCGTTGCCGGGTTTCTTCGTTCTACGGAGTTCGCCCGCGTTCTGAAACACGAGGGGCAGGTGCAGAAGATCATCCTGGACGAAAAGCACTACCGCAGCACCGCCAGCGAGACGACATTCTCCTTTCGCACCGGCACCGGCAAAGAGTTTCAGCACGCCCAAAGATGCCATCGGTGGATAGACCCGGCCTGATACGCCGGCGCCACCGCTACCAATAAACCACCCCAATCCCAAACAATCGCCGCGAGGCGAGAGGAACCCCCATGAGTGCAACTATCTATAACGACCTGGTGACCAAACAGGCCACCCTGACCGGCATCGTGGCGAAGATCGCCGCCGAAGACCGCGCCGCTACCGACGAAGAGAAGTCCCAACTGGACACCTTGAAAAGCGAAGTCGACGCCATCAAGAGCGGCTGGGAGTCCAACGGCCGCCGCGCCTTCCTGGCGGGCCTCCAGAAGCCGGAGAAAAGCAACCTGGTGCTGAAGGCGAACGATTCGTTCGCCGATCAGTTCAAAAACCAGTACCCGAGCGAACTGGAAGGGCTGAACCTGGGCCTGCTGGTCCGCGGCGTCGTCACCGGCGAATGGAGCGGAGCCGAACTGGAACGGAAGGCGACGTTGTCGACGAACCTTTCCAGCGCTGGCGGGTTCATGATCCCCGAGCCCCTTTCGAACCGCGTGATTGATTTGGCTCGCAATCGGAGTTACGTTGTAGCCGCGGGCGCGGGCACTGCCCCGATGACTTCCAGCACCCTGGATATTGCGAAACTTCTTTCCGATCCTACGGTGTCCTGGTACCCCGAGAACGGCACGATTGCGGAGAGCGATGTCACTTTTGGCCGCGCCTCTTTTAAGGCCAACCGCTTGTCGTGCATCATCCGGATGAGCCTGGAACTTCTGGAGGACGCCAGTAACGTCCAGACCGCTGTGGAGAACGCTTTGGCGTCGGCCATGGCGCTGGAAATCGACCGCACGGCGCTGCTCGGCACGGGCGCCGGCCAACCGCTGGGCGTGACCGTTGCCACCGGGGTAAATGCTATTAGCGGCGTCGGCACCTTGGCTGATTACGACGACTTCATTGATGCCGTTTTCGCCTGCCGCGGATACAACTTTAACCCCAACGCGGCCATGTACTCCCCCACCACCGGGAAGAAGCTCGCGAAGATGGTCACCGGCCTGGCGTCGGACCTGACCAAGCTGGTCCCCCCGGCCGACTTCGCCAACCTGCAGAAGTTCGTCACGAACCAGATTGGTGATACGGTCGCCGTTGTCGGTGACTGGTCCCAGTACATGATCGGCCTCCGGTCCCAGATCCGGATCGACGTTAGCCGCGAAGCCGATACCAGCTTCATGAAAAATCAAGTTTTGATTCGGGCTACCTACCGCGGCGACGGTATGCCACTCAACCCGCGCGCCTTCGCCGTCCTCTCCGGTATTTCCTAAACTCGACCTTTCCAGCCACCTAGACAACTGGGGGCGGCGAGGGCCGCCCCACTGGAGCCACCATGAGCTTATCCCTTCCCGAGATCTACAAGATCGTCGAAGCAATGCCCAACGCCACCGATGCCGCGGGCCGCACCGGGGACTATGTGTCCCTCAAGAATGCCAAGCGCGCCTATGTCTTCGTCGACATCACCCAAGGCCACGCCGCCACCATCGCTATTACCATCGAGCAAGCCTCCGCCGTGGCTGGCACCGGTTCGAAGGTGATCACCAACACCGTCCCGATCTGGTCGAACCTGGACACGGCCGCCAGCGATACGCTGGTCCGTCGCACCGATGCCGTGAACTACACGACTGATGCCGGCGTGAAAAACAAACAGGTGATTTTCCAGATCGATCCGGCCTCCCTGGACCTGGCCGGCGGCTTCGATTGCATCACGGTCAAGACCGGCGCCTCTAACGTCGCCAACTTGACCAGCGCGACCTACTTCCTCGAATCCCGCTATCCGCAGGCCACCCCGCCCGCGGC